CGTGCCAATGCATTATCAGGAGCAAACGTTGTATTTACTGGAACTGGTTCAGGTAATGCTCATAGTTTAGAGATGTTTAAGAAGAATGAAAAAGCATTAATATCAATAGATGGTGTTATACAATCTCCAATGGCATTTACTCCAATCACATCTGATTTGGAGTTTAATATTAGTAATACTGCAACAACATTTAGTGTTACTGGTATATCTTCCATCAACTCTGATGATGTTATAAAAGTAAATAATGAGTTCATGAAAATTACTAATGTTGGTTTGGGAACAACATCTGTGGGTCCAATAACTAATGATGGTAGTGTTAATTTACTTACAGTTGAAAGAGGTGCGATAGGATCTGCTTCTACAAATCACAGTGCTGGTGCTACTGCAAGATTGTTCTCAGGAAACTATAATATTGTTGATAGTAGTATACATTTTACAGAACCTCCAAGAGGAACAAACAATACTCAAAAAACACCAGCTAATTTAGACCCTGAGAGATCAACATTCAACGGAAGAGTATACTTAAGACAAAGTTATGCAACTAATACTATCTTTGACGATATATCAAGTGAATTTACTGGTATTGGTCAAACATTTGATTTAAAAGTTGGTGGAGCAAATACAACAGGGATACAAACTGGAAGTAGTATTTTACTTTTGAATGGAATATTCCAAACACCAACAACATTCAATAATCTTGGAAATAACTATGAATTTTCTGAGACTAGTGGTGTTAGTGAAGTATCATTTACTGGAATTACATCATCGAATGGAACTAGAATTATTTCTGATTCTGATGTTAATCAGAATCAACTTCCAAGAGGAGGTGTAATAGTTTCATTAGGATCTACTGGTGGACTTGGTGTTGCAAATCTTGCTCCTGCAAAAGTAAAGGCAACCACTAATGGAAGTGGTGCAATTGTAGGAATAGTTGGATTATCAACCACTGGTTCTTCATTTGGTATAAGCACTGCTTCATTTAATAATACCACTGGTGAACTTCAAGTAACGACATCAACAAATCATGATTTTAGAAACATAAACGAGTTTGTTAGGTTAGATGGATTAGTATTTAATCCGACTTTAACAATACCAAATGATACTTCATTTAGTGTAACTGGAATATTATCTACAACTACATTTACAACAAACGTTGGAACAAGCACCGTAACTCACGCATACGTTGGTTCTGGTACTGCCACTGAATACCTTGCAGATTTAACTTTTGGATCTGGATATCGAAATCCAGTTTCTGTTGCTGTCACAGATTTATCTGGAAATGGAGCGAGTGCAGATATTTCAGCAGAAGTTGTATCTAATACTCACGTTTTTGTAAGTGCAGTAGCAAATGCTGTTTCAGTCACTGGAGGTCTTTCTCTTACTCCTACAAATGCCACATATGATCCAGCAACAGGAGATTTAGTAATTACAAAAGCATCTCATGGTTTAACAACAAGTAATACTGTTGGTCTTGCCACAAACGGTTTTGTATTCAGATGTGCTCAAGATAACTTCTCAACTGATCATTCTTACCCTCGTTCTGGTCCAACACCAAGTTCAGCTGGAGGAGATCCTGCACACGGAAAAACTTTAGCGATTACCTCAAAAACAGCAAATACATTTACAGTTAACGTAGGTATTACAAACACAGGTACAGGTGGTGCACTCAAATTTAATATTAATAATGCAGGTACTGGTTATACTAAACCACAAATACAAGTTTCATCGCCTTCATATGAGAATTTACCAATTATTGGTGTTTCAAGAAGGGGTATAGGATCAACAACTGACACAGGAACTGGTGCAACTTTAACAATTGAAGTTGGTGCTGCAAATACAACAGTTGGTTTAGGATCAACATCTTATGAAGTTAGAAACTTTAGATTGGATAATAATGGATATAACTTTAAAATAGGAGATGTATTCAAACCAGTTGGTTTGGTTACTGATAGATTTTTAAATACTTCTCAGTTAATAAGTGATTTTGAATTAACTGTTCTTGAAGTATTCAGAGATCAGTATTCTTCATGGAATTTTGGAGAGTTTGACTTTATAGACTCTATAAAAGAATTACAAGATGGTCAAAGAAAGAGATTCCCATTAGTATATAATGCTAGTCTACTTAGTTTTGAGGTTGACGAGGATAACCCTGATTCGTCACTAATTAATCTCGATGCATTATTATTGATATTTGTTAATGGTGTTGTACAAGATCCTGGTGTTTCATACACATTTGATGGTGGTACTTCGTTTGAATTCACTGTTCCTCCAGACTCTGATGATGAAATTGATATTTTCTTCTACAAGGGTACAACTGGAGTAGATGCTGTTCAAGTTTCAGCAGGTTCATCTGTTTCACCAACAATTAAAACAGGTGACGTTGTACAAATATTCAAAGATACCTCTGGAATAACTACAACTCAGGAACAAAGAACAATTTATGCAATAACTGCGTCTGATGAAGTAGAAACTAACTTATATACTTTACAAGGTGTCGATGAGAGAAACTTTAAACCATTAAGTTGGACAAAACAAAAAGTAGATAAAAAAGTTAACGGTGAAATTGTATTTAAAACAAGAGACTCAATAGAATCTCAAGTATATCCAACTTCTAAGATTATTGGTGACTTATCAACATCTGATACAGAGTTATTTGTAGATAATTCTAGATTCTTCAATTATGAAGAAGATAATTCTGCTCTTGTTGTGAGTAGTGTTGGTGGTTTAATTGTAGGTGCAGGAGAACCTGTGTCTGCTGCATTTACAGCAACTGTCTCAATTGGTGGAACTATTCAAGCACTTACCATAACAAACGGTGGAAGTGGATATGTGGGTTCTACTACATCAATATCAATATCAGCACCACAATCAATTGGAATAGGTATTGGTACAACTGCTACAGCAACCGCATCTATAACTAATGGTGTAATAACTGGCACAACCATAACAAATCCTGGTTTTGGATATACAATATCTTCTGTTCCTCAAGTTTTAACACAACTACCAAGAGTTATTAAAGAGGATATTGATCAAATAACCACTATTGAAGGTTATGATGGAATCATCACTGGAGTAGCAGTTACTGATGGTGTTGGTGGTCATCCATTAGCACTTAAGTTTACTCTTGAACCTGATTTTGTAAATAATGCAAGTTCACAAGCAACAGATTTGAAAGTCGGATATCCAATTATGATATTTGGCACTAAAGTTGGACATGGAGTTACATCAGTAGATGGTAGTAACAGCACTGTAGTTGCAACAGGAACAACTTGTCTTGATAACATTTACATTATAAATGATTATGTACCTGCAGTCGGTATCATTACCTGTAACATAATGACTGGTGTAAATACATCAGGTATTAATGGTGCATCAGTAGGTTTTGGTACAGGAGGGTTCTCTTGGGGAAGACTTTCTGGATTTACCAGAGGTTTAAATCCAATATCAATTGGAGTCACTGGTTTGACAATAGACTCTGGATTATCAACTTACCCAACTATCCAGAGAAGAGATTTCGGTCTTAGAGACACTGGTTCATTAAGAAAGGATCTTGGGTAGTATAAATATAGAAAAAAGCTAATGATATGGCGGCAATTGTAACAGATCAATTTAGAATTCTAAATGCTAACAATTTTGTAGAGACAGTGGATAACTCTGCAAATTCATATTATGTTGTTGTTGGACTTGCCAATCCAGCACTTGCGGTTGGTTTTGGAAGAACTACCGATTGGAATACTAACACACCTAACCCAGTTGATAATTTTAATTATACAAATCACACTGGTGACACTCAAATTTTTGGTAAGAAAGTAACAAGTGCGAATGTAAGAAGGTTAATAACAAGAAGAAACTGGACACAAGGAACAAGATATGAAATGTATCGTCATGACTATAGTGTATCAAGTCCTTCACCTGTAACTAATTCTACAAGATTATATGCAGCAAACTATTATGTAATGAACAAAAATTTTGATGTTTATGTTTGTATTGATAATGGTTCTTCGGGAATAAGCACAACTGGTAACGCATCACAAGATGAACCACTATTTACAGATTTAGAACCATCAAGGGCAGGTGAGAGTGGAGATGGATATATTTGGAAATATCTTTTCACTGTTCCTCCAAGTGATATAATTAAATTTGATTCAACTGAATATATTTCTGTTCCTGGTGATTGGTCAACATCAACAGAGGCACAAATATTATCAGTAAGAGAGAATGGTGACTCAACAATTAATAATAACCAAATAAAAAAAGTCTATATTGATGATCAAGGATTTGGATATTCACAGAATATTGTTGGTAGAGAGGTTGACATTATTGGTGATGGAACAGGTGCAAAGGTTGTCTTAGATACAAATAGTAATGGACAGATTACTAAATCAGTCGTTTCCTCTGGTGGACAAGGATATACTTATGGAATGGTTGACTTAGGTCCTCTAGGTAATTCAGCAGTTTCTGTTGGAAACAAAGCAAAGTTAATACCAATCATACCTCCATCAAAAGGTCATGGATTTGATTTATATAAGGAATTAGGAACTGATAAGTTACTTGTATATGCAAGATTTGATGATTCAACAAAGGATTTTCCAACTGATACAAAATTCGCACAAATAAGTATAGTAAAAAATCCAACATCTATAGGATCAACTTCTGTATTTACCGCAAACGATTTTTCATCAGTTAATGCAATTAAAGTAGTTACACCCTCTGGCACACCAGTTATTGGTGAAAAAATTGAGCAGGTTGTAACTGGTGGAACAGCAAAGGGTTATATAGTTTCATATGACACTGAAACTAATGTTATTAAATACTATCAGGATAGATCTTTGTATTTCAATCAAACATCATCTGATCAAACTGATTATGTGGGTGTGACAACTGCTGCGAAAGTTTTACCATTTGAATCATCTGCTACAAGTATATTAGCACCAACTAGTGGATTTAGTGCTTCTGTGGATCAAAACTTTACAGGTATCAGTACCAATCCTACTGGTAACAAAGTTATTTCTCTAGGAGTTAACTTTACAAATGGTCTTGCTTCTCCTGAGATAAATAAAGGATCAGGGGATGTTATTTACTTAGATAATCGTCCATTGATTACTAGGAACTCCAGACAAAAGGAAGACATTAAAATCATCTTGGAATTTTAAAAAATGCCACAAAAAACGAATTTAAATATAAGTCCTTATTATGATGATTTTGATAAGGAAGACAAGTTTTACAAAGTTCTGTTTAAACCAGGATTCCCTGTACAAGCAAGAGAATTAACGACTCTCCAGTCTCAATTACAAAATCAAATAGAATCTTTTGGTAGTCATATCTTTAAAGATGGTTCTATGGTTATACCAGGTGCCATTAGTTATGATTCAAATTATTATTCAATAAGGATCAAAGATGAGCATTTAGGTATTCCTGTTTCATTATATTTGGATCAATTAATTGGAAAAACATTAAAAGGACAAACA